AGGTAAAGGTATACGCCGCCCCTGTACCATTCGTCAAAGTCTAGCGGTGACATTGTGTAAAGTTCTTTCTTAAAGTAGTCGAGGGCTACGCTGTAGAAACAGTCGTCCTCGTAATCCTGCATCGGTAGATCGCCTGTAACGTACCTCAATGCAGCGTTGATTACTGTCTTTGAGGCAAATGTTCCGTCCCTCTTGTCATACAGGTCAAGCAGTAGCGTCTCGTAAGAGTCCTGCTCATAGGCAGCAAATACATCTTCGCACCATGACATGTGTTCTGTCAGCCACATCAGGCAGATTTCTTCTTTAAGGTCATCAGAAACGCTAATCAGATGGCCGTCCCAATTCTGGTTTTCAATAAAGCATTTGTCTACAAATTTATCTAAGCGCATTAGCACACCCCCATGTTGATGCAGTCGTTGTACTCCATGGTGCTGGCGATCAAATACAGAGCTACCAGAATGGCAACCTTGGCTGGCGTTGGTATTGCGTTTACTAAGTTTAAAAATGTGTTCATGTCTTTCCCCTTATATGTTGGTTTTAATTACATCAAAAGCGTCTGGCAGATTAGCATCAAAAAGCGCTTCACTAAAAACTCCTGCGCCCATAGAGATAAAGTGTGACCTGATAAAGTACTGGATAGTTTCATCGCTATCAGCCATCAACCTTTGCTGCATTAGCTGCTTGATTACGTCTTTGTCAAACTCAACAGTGCATTCTATTTTGATTTTCATGTTATTCCCCTTTGATTGATTGAAGCGTCACTATGAGGCTTTCCCTTGACGTTGTAAAGCATTTTATTACAAACAAACTTATTAAAGCCTTTAGTTATATCTCGCCTATTCGCCATTCTTGTTCTTTGATTTGTTTCTTGAGCTCTTTAGCAAACTCAATTACTTCATCCAGATTGAACTTAGGTGAAGCCCTCCACGCTAGACGCTCCATAGCCTTTACCCTGCGCTCTCCATAGTAATCAACCATCCATTGCCTGTATCTTAGAACGTAGTGCGCTTGCTTCATACCCCACAGGTTGCAACTGGGGCATTGCACTTGAATATTGGGTTCATATAGTTTAAAGACGGTTCTGCCTCTGGGTATAAAATGACCGCCCTGCATGGACTTGTAGTGGTCTATCTTGCCGCAGGTAACGCACTTGCAGTATCCGTTATCATCACTTGCTTTAAGCCTTACAAGACGCTGTAGGAGCTTTGCGGACTTCTCTACCTCCTGAGCTACAGTGGTCTTTTTACGCTTTGCCATTTATCTCTCGCTCTATTAGGAAGTCAACGTAGTGCTTGATCTTCCTCAACGACTCAACGCCGCCCTTATCTTTCCAGCGAGTGATGTACTTAACCACGTTGCCCTCGCAGAAGTCCAAGTCATTCGCCATTATGTATTCAATAGGCTGTATGGCTTTCTTCTTGTAGTGGTCGCCGCCGACCTGCTCATCAAGTGCGCTCATTCATCTTCCCCAATTTCAACTTGCACCATGTCAGGGGAGCTAAGATTGCATCTCGGACACATACCATAAGCAGAATCGTCATCACCAACCCAATATTCAAGAATGCAAAGACAATTGTCACAAAACATTCGATGCACGTTAGTGTTCTTGCTAGGAAATTTATATACATTACTCATCTAACGCCTCAACTGTTATTTTGACCCGCGAATCTTCGCCGTACTGTTTGTGGTAAACAACTGCCGTCATTGACCGTTCTGCGCCATAGCCTGAGTCGCTATGCCATTGGTCAGTAGCAGTAAGACTACCCCAATGTTCAAAGTGCATAGAACCAACCTCTCTGGCGGTGTGGTGGTGAATATGCCCCAAATGGCAGTATCTATTCTTACAGCTTGCCCATTCATCGTCTAGGTTTTTAATTACAGTCTGAAGTATTTGCTCGTGCTTTATCCTGTCGCCGTGATGAAAAACGAATAAGTTATTGTTCCATGTGTAACTTATAAATTTTGAGTAGTTTTTGATTATTTCAACGCGAGGCTCTTTTCGGTATAGCAGGTCAAGGCAACTGGATAGGTGGCATGCCATATCGTGATCGTGATTACCTCTTACGTTTACGATTACCACATGTTGGTGAACTTGCAGCATCTTGTCTATTAACAGGTTAAACAGTCTGCCAGCTAACTTAAATGTCTTGCCGATCCGTGTATCTACATCAACCGGAGTGCCTTTGGTAGTGGTATTAAAGCTGCTGTCTGCGTGAAAGAAATCGCCTACGTTTAGAAGAACTCCCGTATGTGCATTGCCAACCCTGTTTGATAGCCTGTCGATTGACTGGCTTAGTGTCTTGGTGGCAATCTTAATGTCCCAGTCGTCATCGTCAACTTTGGTTTCGCTATCGGCCAACATGCCGAAGTGGTGGTCGCCTATCATGTACATAGCAAGGTAATCAGTATCAACCTCGTTAGGCGGCTTTAATGGCTGTTTAAAGCCTTCCAGATCTTCCTTCATGCCTTCCATCATGGCATCGAGCTTTTGCTGCATACTGCGCTTTTCAGGCTCTTGAATGACCCACTGCAATGCTATAGAGCCATCTTCCTTGTAAGCTGTAGAAACTCTTTTAGCCTCAAAACCTTCCATCGTTTGCCGGTTGACATCCCTGTGAGGGGCAACACCCTGAGAGGCTGCTCTTATCTCCAATGATTTAATGGCTTTATCAATCGTCCTTGAATTGATACTTAAAACCTTTGCTGCTTTCCTGTGTGAGCCGTGAGTGATGATAGCGTCAAGCATCTCCCTTTGTCGGTCAGTGGTTACAAAGTCGTACAATAATCTATGGTCAATATGAGCCATGTTATTTGTCCTGTTTTCGTTTTAGTTCGGTGTACTCATTGTACTGGGGCAAGGATAAAAACACATCTCTTTCAGAAGCCCACTGATACACCTGATCCATGAAGTAAACCATCTCCCCCTTAGTCAGCTTTGACGAACTCCTGACTTGGTTTAACAGTTCCGTTTGACCTACCTTAATATCTTGAGTGCCTAAGAACTTGCTTTTCATCATCCACTTAACGCCATCTGGCGTAGCGTCATGAATCTTCTTTATGAAAACGTCCGACATCTCCTTGCACCAGATATGAAACAAAGCATTCTGGCTTAGGGTTCTTGGGTTATCGTACTGCTCAAATTTTAAACAGAGAGGCTGTGTGTAGTCCCAGCCTTCCAGTCTTTTAAGAATAAACGGAAGCCGTTTCTCAAGTTCTACTTTGTCTTTAACAATAACAAAATCGCCTTGGCTCATGTCAGCTTCTTCCTTAGCCAAGCATCTGACATCTTTTGTTCGTGAGTTTCCAGACGGTGAACATGCTCTTGAGCCACTACCCCATTTCTTACATAGTAATACTGAGACTTTGTACCACTAACTTCCCTGTCGGTTAAGAATGGTTTGTTACGCATTCTGCTGTGCATGGTCTTGTTGTTTACGCCGATGATCTCAGACACTTCGCGCAACGTATAAAACCTTCCTGTTATCAGGTTTTCGTGTTCACCTTTAAACTCGTACTTTGTCGGCTGCTTACCTGCTAATCTACTCATACTGCATCGCTCCGTCGAAATAATAGCCTCTTGTCGTCAAGTAATACTCCTTCATCGCAACCTGATCTTCTGGGTCGAGCCATGTGATGTCGGTCAGGCTCTCATCAATCGTCCTTGCCCTTATGCTGTTGGTCTTGATCGACTTTGCCATTGGGCTTGAACCGCCTTGGTTCTGCGCTCGCGCAAGCCAGCTATTCACAAACCGTTTAATACCAGTCTTGGTCTTTCGTCTGGTAGGGTTAGCGTCCAGCCACGATTCCATAGCTAAAAGTTCCTTGTGGACATTGACAGCCTGATAAGCTCGCTGCCATTGTATGATGTCGCCTTCTTCTGGCTCCCAGTTGTCCCCAGTGTTTAAAATCATAAATCACCACGCTTATGGTATGTGTTTTTCCTTGCCCGAAAACAGAACAAGCTCTTGTGGGTTGGGTAATCATTGGCAAACTTTCTCGCGTAGTGGCTAATCCATCCATCGTCTATCTTGAAAATACCGTCCTGTTCTTCAATCATTGTCTCCCAGCGGATACGATGAAAAATATTCTTTGCCGAATAATACGTTCTCTTTGCTGCAACCTGTAACGCAAATCTACAAAACAATTCATAGATGGCTGGGTTTGCTTCGTGATGCAATTCAAAATTTTCAGTTGTCCATTTACCGTTCATGTGAACCTCCTACAGTTCTAGTTTAATCGTAATTCCAGCCTGATAGCTTCTGATGTATTTCAAGCATTGACTGAAAATCAATATCGCAATAATTACCCATAACTTCAATCCTTACACCTTCGTCATCAAATGATTCGCAATCAGGATCAAACCAAATTAAGCCATCATCGCCATCAGTATAAAAGCAACCAACGCCACCATCTGATATGTAAGTCTTGTAATCAGGCTGAAAGGAACTAATCCAATCTATAAAATCTGAATTAGTCATTCCTAATAATCCACTTGCTGTTTCTATACGATCCATTTTGTTCTCCTAATGGCTCGGCAAGCCTCGCCCGTTATTATTGTAAATATGTATTTAAATATACATTTCCTATAGATGTTATAACCCTTTTACGGCGGGAACCGTAAATTCAAGAACTAAGGGCAAAAGCGACTTAGCGGTTAAAACAATGTCTGTTACG